GTGTCGTCAACGTTCAGGTTAGCGTTCAGTGCTGGAGTGTAGTCCAGGATACCAGCCATGGTCAGTGCGGAGGCAACGTCTGCCGAACACATGATCATGTTGCCCTTTCCTCTACGAGTTCTTTGTGCGATCGCGTTAGCGTCACGCTCGATTTGGAACAGGAGACCCTTGAACTTCTCGACAGACCAACGTCCGTTGGAGTCGATGTCCAGGTCGAATACACCAGCGGTAGCGGTGTTAGAAACAGCACCTTGCTCAGCCACCTTGTAGATGGTTCTGATGACTTCTCTGTTGATCTCAGCGAGGATTTCAGTAGAGAGGATGTTAGCCAGTTCTGCTTCAGCGTTCAGACCGTGGATAGCCTTGAGGTCCTGGGCGAGTTCCAGTGAGTACTCAGCCTTCAGGGCTCTTGACTTAGCGGTTACAGTGACTTTCTCGATCGAGAAGGCCATCTGGTTGAATGCGTTTGCACCTGTACCATCCAGGTTCTCAGCATCACCAGTCTGCATACCCTGACCGACGACATAGCCTTCGGAGTTGGCAGTACCAACAGGGTTCAGAACAGCGGGGTTAGTACCAGACTGAGCAGTTGTACCCAGACCAGCCTGAACGTCGGTCATACCACCAGTCAGATCGAAGCCAGCGTCCTGACCTGAATATGCGGTATCGACTTCGTTGAAGAAGGTTTCAGCTCCACTCTGTCCGTCTCCTCTTTCGGAGTAACGTGATCTCATCGCGAAGATGAGGCCAGTAGGACCAGACATTGGTTGAACGCCAGCCAGGTCATAAGCAACCAGGTTAGGCATTGAACGTCTGATCAGGGAGATCAGAACAGGGTCGAAACCTGCAACAGGACCACCTTCAGCAGCAGCGCCAGAGAAACCGGCGGGGTTTGAACCAGCTGCGTTGGTGGGGGCTTCCATCAGGTTGATACCCTGACTAAAAGCTTGCTCCTCACGGAGGAATTTTTCTTGGTTCTCGAGCAGGACGGAGGTTACAGCTCTACGATGGGGATCTTTGATTGGATCAAGGCCCTCATAGTCGAGAAGTGGACTCCACTTTTCCTGCAGATGTTCGGATTGGAACATTTGCTTTTACCTATAAGTTAGTTGTTTGTTTGAATGAATGTTAAATTCACTTTTTGAAAGCACCCAGTGCTCTCATGTATTGATCCATACCTGTTGAGGTAGGAGCAACGGTTGAGTCAACACCCTCTGAAAGAGTTTGTGGTGCTTCGGTTTTTGTAGTTGAAGTCTTGGAGGAGAAATATGACTCCTTCAAAGTCTCCAGCTTCTCACGATATTCTTCTTCACTTTCAAACTCAACACTTTCGGCAAGTGAAGCGAGCTTCTCTTTTTGAGTTGATGCGAGACCCTCTGAAACGGAATCAAGGATTCCATCAGCAACTGACTCAGCCAGTCTCTGATTCAGGGAGATGTTCTTATCAATCTGCTCGTTGAGTTTTGTCTCCATATCATCAAGTTTTTCTACCATGCTCTCAAGCACATCATATTTATCTTCAGGAATAGTTACATAATGTTCTTCAAAAAGTCCCTTCATACCAGAAAGGAAGGACTCAGTCATTTCGGTCTTCAGACCGTGCTCAATAGCGAGTTGGTTTTCTGTCATCCATTCTTGAGCGACATACTCAAGATAGGAATCAACACGCTCTTGAAGTTCACCCTTAAGTGATTGGGCTTCTTCAGCCAACTTCTCGGCGTATTGGGTCTCCAGGGTTTCCTGGATTTCTCTTACCTTAGAGGAAAGAGCGGCTTCAAAGATGGTCTTAGCCTTTTCTCTGAATTCTTCGGAGAGTTCTTCACCACCGAGGAGTGCGTTGACATCTTCTTCGATGTCATACTCTTCGGTTTCCGAAACGACCTCATCAGTAGTTTCGACTTGGTCCTCTTCAAGAACCTCCTCTTCTGTTGCTACTTCTTCTTTGGCCATTTTCTTCATTGGATCTGCTGGTTTTGCGCCTTTGTTTACAACATCCTTGACAGTTGCGATCTTAGGCTCTTTGAGCTTTGCTGAATCGTTGTCAGGCTTGTAGTTCTCGGGGGTAGGACCACCAAGATCTTCGTATGAACCAGATAATCCTTCGCCAGGATTTGAGAGGTGCTGCATGGGGTCGGCGGCTTTAGCGTTCGAATTCACAGCAGTTTTGGATTGCTCCATTTCTTGTAGATCTCCACGAGACATTTGAACTTTCTCCGATTAACCGTATTTAATCTATATTTATTTATAAATTGTTATTCTTATCACAGGTTGTTTAAGAAGTTGTTGAAAAGATCAAGTTTCTTTTCATCCAACTCCTTTCTTGTGACAAGAGTATTAATGGTTTGGTAAGTCTTAGCGACTTGGGCTTCTCTAAGGATGCCACCATCCCAAACCCAATCCTTACCTTCCATGATACCTTCAACGAAAGCATCAGGAGCAGAAGGATCAGCGACGATGTCAGCTGCGGTTGATAACATAAAGTCATCACCGACAATGTTGACACCTTCTCTTGTTTGCTTGAGTGAACCAATACCTCTGGAGGAAACACCCAGTTTCACACCTTCAGAAATAAGTGACTCAGCAATCTTACCCATAGGGGTAGAAAGAATCTTTGCTTTACCAATGAAATTGGTTCCGTTCTCCTTGAGAGAAACAATTTTGTGTGATACTCTGTCAAGATTAACGGTAGGACCGTCAGGGTGACCGAGTTCACCAAGAGCACGACCAGAATCTACATGGGCTTCAGTATATCTCTGGACTTCTCTTCTCAGAGTTTCCATAGGATACATACGTCCATTTCTGTTCTTGAGATCTCCCTGGAGGAAGATACCCTCAATAAACATATTCTTTTTACCGTTCTTTTCTTCGACGATAAAATCTACTGATTCGATTTCTTCTCTGATGAGTTTCATTTTTCTTCTCAGGATACTTGTACTTGTTGGAGGAATACTTTTCCAGTTCCAGACTCTGTCTTGACAGCAACTTTGAATGAACCTCTCAACTGAGCCCAGTTGTTTTCATTATAAACATCTGTTACTGAACTGGAATCGTGATTAACAACGATTCGTGTGCTATAATAACCACCAACATTTGATGAAGTCAGAACCTCACTTACAATCTTATGTTCAAAATCAAAGTTAGGTGCACCAGATACAGTTAGTGAAACTGCGTCACCAACAACAAATGGTGAAGCTGTTCCTTCTGCAAAATCTAAGGTAGTCTTAGCACCTACGGTAATGCCTGTTACCCTGTTTGTTGCAACAGGTCCAATGGAAATTGCCTCAGCATCGAGGGTTGGAACGTAATAGTTATCAACCGTAGCCGTTGGATTAGTTCCAATAGCAACGTGTACTCCAGCACCTTCTGCAACAACTCTAAGAGCATCACTCTGATGTGCAAAGACTACAGATTGTGTGGATGATGTACTAGTCGCAAATGTCGTATTAACACCTACTGGTCTTGTCGCAGCCATTATTTTAAATTACAATAGTTGTATAGTAGTTATTTATTCTTCTTCTGTTTCTACAGATACATCAGACTCAAACTCAACCTCTCCACCCTCTTCGGTATCAAGATTTACATCACCATCAAAAATTGATGCGGCGACATTTGGTCTGATTGCTTCGATATTCTCTGCACTCTTAGCAAACAGAACGTCTTTGATTTTGTCACTGATCTGTGAAGAACTTCCGTCCGTCACCAAAAGATCCATAAGTTCATCCATGGTTTAAAGATTTCATTACGTTGTTATTTAGATAACTCCTTGACCACTTAAATCAGGGTCCTTTGGAGTTGTTGGTGCCTTGATTGGATCAGTAGGTTCTGGTGCTGGAGCTCCACCTGGAACTGGTGCACCACCTTCCATACCCATAGGATCAACCATTGCATTTGGATCAGGGATGATACCATCCTCAATTTCCTTTTCAATGAGTTCATCCTGTTCAAGAATCTCAGTATCAGTCTGTTGAAGAACATGTCTTCTAACATAATCCTGAGAGTAGAACCTACCAATATAAGGTTCAACAGTTTGAAGAAGATTTAGTCTTTCAGTCAGAAGTTCTGCTTCTTTCAGTTCTGCAAAGTGGTTGTCATACAGGAAGTCATACTGAATATGATCATTCATATACTCCCAATCTTCAGGAGTAATGACATTCTTCAGAATCAGTTGAGTCTTCAACATATCACTGAACATTGCAGAGAATCTCTTTCTCATTCTTCCAACAAACTTGGAGAACTTGACTTCATCTCTCAGGATTTCAGAAGAACGACCCAGTGACATTCCACCACCTTCACCTTCGATTCTGGTCTCAGGTACATTCAGAGCTCTATAGAGTTTTCTCTGGAAGTAGTTAATATCAGTGATTTCACCAAGGTTTTGACCACCAGGAAGTGTAGTAATCTCAGTACCACGACCACCTTCACGTCTAGGAAGCCAGAAGTCTTCCATCATAGACATGAACTTCTTGTCATCCTTGATCTCACCAGTGTCGGCGTTATATACCAGTTTGTTACGATATCTCATCATAACATCACGGAGATATTGTTCTGCCTTCATCTTAGGAAGGTTACCAACATCAATGTAGAAGATTCTTCTTTCAGGTGCTCTTGAAAGACGATAGATAACAAGTGAATCCTCAATCATCATCAACTGATTGAGAGGTTTGATTGCTTTGTGTAACCAGGAAAGAGTTGATCCCTTGTTTCTGTCTACCAATCCAGAAGTACAATAGGTGACAGAATCCTTGGTCATCTTGATACCTTTCATTCCACCGCCACCATAACCAGTGGCAGATGAACCACTACCACTTCCCATGTTACCAGGAGTGTAGATAAAGAACTCTTCAATCTCAGGGAAGTCATAACCAGTTCCTTCACTACTTGTGAACTGGTCTCTGGCAGTGTTAACACTATCCTTTCCTTTCTTCTTCAACTGACGAACATACTTCATCTTAGAAGAATCAATGTATCTCAGTTCTTGAATACCAGCAGTTGGATTCTTCTGGTCAATGACCTTATTATAGTAGAGTCTTCCGTCAATATACCAGTTACGGAAAATCTCATGAGCCTTCTTGTCAAAGTCAAGTAACTCAAGAATATACTTAAACTCTTCTCTAATTTTCTTTTTGATACCATCACTGGCATTCAGATTAGACAACTCAATCTGAACAGGACTATCATTGGTATCTGAAACGATTGCTTCGTTTACAATATCTTCGATCGCACTGTCACACTCAGGATAGAGTGCCATAGAACGATACCTACGAATAAGATCGTTCTCAGTCTTATATGTACCTTCAATATCTACATAAGAACCAAAAAACCCCGAACTGACATAGTGCTCAGAACCATCATCTTTCGACGGTGGAACTGGGGACACTACGCCAGGCGAGGTCTTTTCGTTATCTTCAATAGAAAAACCAAATAATCTGGCCATTATGATTAAAACTAGACTTCTGTTCTAGTATTTATCAACGAATCAATTCTTCTCCAACAGCACCAGTGTTAGATTCCAGAGAATCACCAATGGTGAAGTATTGAACAGAGAAGGTTACAGTGAACTCTTCAGTTGCATTGGTTGAATCGTAACTCAGTGCGATTTCACTGATGTTGTTAGGCCAGATGTCATAGAACTTGTAGGTTCTCAGTACAGCATGTTCACCACCTGAATTTGCGGTGGAGAACTTCTCTCTACCTCTACCAAGTTGTTGGACATATGCGTCGGTCATATAGGAAGCTGGGTTGGTAACACCAGTGTTATCATCCAACTTACTAAGTGCGTTAGACCACTTTTCAAACGCCGTTCTGAGTCTGAAGTCCTCATCATTGATGACTGTAACAGTCCAATCAGCGAATGTCTTGTCACCAGCAACCTTCAGATTTCTACCTCTGAAAGGAACATTGATGGGGGCAACGGTGGAAGCTGGAAGGTTGGCTGCCTTACAGAGGAACTTGAAAGTTCCGTTCTCACCGTTGTCACCTGAGTTCCAAGCGTCGGATACTGATGAAGGGAATGAAGGAATTGATACTTCAAATAGATTGGGGCGGGCTGCACCACCCGCCAATTTTGATTTAAATTGAGAAATGGTTCTTGCTTCAGCCATTTTTTTAGTACTCCTTTGTTAGATGGTTATTATTGTAATGATCAGCCACGACCAGCAACTTCAGAGAACTGGATACCAGTTCTTGTAGCGATGAATGTGAGTGTAACGAAGTTAATTGATTTAGTTGGCTTCAGGTAGATGTCTGCCCTAAACTCATTGTTGTCAATTACATCAGGAGTATTGTTGGTGTCATCACAAACGATGAGGAAGTCGTAAACTCCTCTCTTAGCCTGAACATCTCTCAGATAAGGTTCAACGATGTTCACGAAGTTAGATCTTGTGTTACTATCGTTGAGTTCGAAGAGTTGTGAGTTAGCTGCTCCTTCCAGAGCCTGTTCAACTGTGAGGAACAGTCTTCTTACGTTGATTCTGTCGAATGCAGAAGCGTAACCAAGACCAGTCTTGTCACCGAACAGGATGATTCCACTACCCTTTTGATTGATAATGGAGTTGATTCTTGCGGGATACAACTGGTCTCTCTGAGCCTTGGTTGGGTTGTAAGCCAACTTAATAGCGTTATTCAGAGTACCTCTTTGTGCACCTGCTGGAGAGAACCAAGGGAATGCAACCAGGTTAGTACGAGTCATCAAACCAGCAACGTCACCGTTGGTTGGGATGTATCTGAACTCGTTATTGAATCTATCGTAAGTGTACTTGTAACCACTATCAAATACAGCGTATGATGAAGAAGTAAGTGGTGCGTAGTATCTCAGGAGGTTTGTCGTTGCCGTTGTCGAGTTAGAGACGTTAACAACGTTTGATCTGTGTGGTGAAATAGTTGCCACACAATCCTTTCTCGCTTCTGCGATAGAGATACACTTGTTAGCCTTGGCCTGTGATTGTGATTCGTCAGAACAACCAGGTCCCATGATGATATAATCAACTTCGATCTCGTCCTTATTAGAGAACAAGTCGTATGCCGTATTGATATCACCCAGAGTTGCCAACATTCCACCGTTTGCGGAATAGTCAACACCACCACTAAACAGGTAACTTACTGAACCAATTGAACTGAAGGTAACACCTTGAGCCTCTTGACCCCAGATACCAGCACCAGTGGTGATAGGTGTAAAGTCAGCAGAGAATCCAGATGCCAGAGGTGAAGTACCCCAGTATGAATCAGCTTCTTGTGAAGGGTTCTTACCAGCGTAAACGTAAGCTGAGTTATCAGCAACGTAACTCTTATAGTAACTCTTGGTTGGTGAATCACCATCTGCAGTTGCGTCAACTGCCTTAGAAAGGTTCAAGAACTTCTCAAGGATGTTTCCTTGAATACCTGTAACAGAACCAGTATCATCAACAGTTACAACGTGGATACCGTCGTTCTTACCGTTTCTCTGTGAGGTGTAGTTACTGGTAACAGGTCTAGGAGCGATTGACTTCCAGAAGACTGTTGAGTTGGTCAAACCAAGGGTTTGTTGATCGTACCAGTCAACTGCCGTTGTAGCTGCCTGTGAAGTACCAGTGTTGATACCAGAGTTATTAACAAAGTTGATTGTATCAGCTACTCCAAAAGAAGCAGCATCATTACTTTGTTGATAAGTGATTGGGGTTTCAGTACTACCACTTACTCTAGAAGTGATCTTAACATCAATCGTACTAGAACCAGAGGAATCAGTTGTAACACCAGTGATGATACCCTTCAGGTAACCAGTATAGGTTGAAGTTGAACCAGCACCAGGGATAACAACACCATCAAGTGTTGCAGTAACACCGTAACCAACGATAGCACCAGAGGCACCAGGGTTAGTTGTGTTGATTCCGATTGTCTGGTCAGTTGCGTTATCGATAACACAAACTCTCAGGTTATCAGCCCACTTACCAGGGTTCTTAGCTGCGTAGTTGAAGGAATCGTCAGTTGTATGATTGGCCTGGTAGTCATCGTAGTTATCGATTCTTGCCGAAGAACCAGACATGTCTGTTGAAGCCAGACCAGCACCAGCATTGGAGTTAGCCAGGGTCGAACCAGCGACTCTTGCAACTTTCAGAACACCACCGTATGACAGGTAGGATGAAGCAGTCATCCAGTACTCATACTGTCTGTCAGTGGAAAGAGGCTTACCAAAGGTGTTGATTAAATCCTGTTCGGTTGAAATATCAATCGCTTCGTTTACAGGTCCGATTTC